AAGATCCAGTCCCAGATGGTTTCCGATGCCGGCAAGGCTCTGTCCCGCCAGCTGCGCGAGGTGTGCGTGCCCGAGTTTGACACCTATGTGTTCAAGACTCTGGCCGCTGCCGCCACCGCTCACGGCGCCACCGCCACCACCGCCATCACCAAGTCCAACGCCTATGAGATGTTCCTCAACGGCATGGAGTATCTGGGCAACCACAACGTTCCCGACGTTGGCCGTGTCTGCTTCTGCTCCTACAAGTTTGCCAACCTGCTGAAGCAGGACAGCGCCTTCGTCAAGTACGGCGACGCCTCCCAGGAGATGCTGGTGAAGGGCGTTATCGGCGAGGTTGACGGCTGCAAGATCGTGAAGGTTCCCGCCTCCCGTCTGCCTGCCGGTGCTGCCTTCCTGATCACCCACAAGGTGGCCGCCACTGCTCCCAAGCAGCTGAACGATTACAAGATCCATGACAATCCTCCCGGTATCTCCGGCTGGCTGGTCGAGGGTCGTCTGATCTACGACTGCTTCGTTCTGAACGAGAAGGTCGATGCCATCTACTACCATGGTTCTCAGCCCGTGCTGAAGACCATTAACGTGGTCACCGCTGCCACTGCCGCCACTAAGTCCACCATCGTGGTTCCCGCCGAGATGGAGGGTGCCAAGCGTTACTACATGACTGCTGCTTCCGCTGCCGCGCTGACTGCTGTCACTCACGGTACCGCTATCACCACTTCCGGCTGGACTGAGCTGACCGGCAACAGCGTTGAGATCACTCCTGCTACCGGCAACACTGTTGTCCGCGTGGTTGAGGTTGACGCCGCCAACAAGCCTCTGGCCGTTGGCGACGCTCTGCTGAACATCGGCTGATAAGCGCATATCGTAACCATAGGGCTCCGGGGTTCTTCCTCGGAGCCCTCCTATGTCGGAGACCGGGGGATTACCCGAGCTCCGACTTCTCTATTATTTTGGAGGTTTTCACATGACTAACGTACTGTTTGGTGCCCTCGGAATGCTGTTTGTTCTGGCGCTGCTGGCACTGGGTTTCCTGCTGGGCTGGAAGATGAATAACATCTGGCGCAGCCACGCGAAGAAGGTGGTGGCAGCTGAGGTGTCCGAGCAGGAGCTGCAGCGGCTGAAAGCCGAACAGCGTGCCTTCGAGGGTATGCTGAATTACAACACCGATATAGCTTACGGCCTCGTGCCGGATTTGGCAGAAATGGCAAGGGGTGATGAGTGATGGAACGGAACAGAATGACCAAAGCCTGGGAGCGATATGAGCGCGGACGTGATTACAACAACCGCCTGACGCCCAACCAGTACAATCTGGTCAACACCAACATCGAGTTTTTTGCGGGCAATCAGTGGCTGCATCTGGCTCAGACGCCGGCCATGCAGAAGCTGCCCAAGCCTACCTTCAACATTATCAAACGTGTGGCGTCCCTGTTTGTGGCGTCTCTGACCTCCAGCTCCGCCTCCATCGGGTTCGATGAGCTGAGCTACTATGCAGGCGACCCTGTGGACGGCGTAGAGACCGCCGGCTCCGGCGATGGTGGCCGCGACGAGGTTCAGGATGTGAACGGAGCCGCTGTAGCCACCGCCGAGGTTCAGAACCTGCTGGAGAAGTTCAAGATGGACTACCGCATCCGCGAGGCTCTGTTTGACGGTGCCCAGACCGGCGACTACTGCGCGCATTTCTGGTGGGATGCGGAGGCCACTCCCTACGGCGGCGCCTTCGGCCCCTACAAGGGTGCCATCCAGATGGAGCTTGTAGACGGCATCAATGTCATGTTTGGCAATCCCAACACATCCAACGTGGAGAGCCAGCCCTACATTCTGATTGTAGGCCGAGACACGGTGGAGCATCTGAAGGAAGAGAAGAAGCTCCACGACCGCAGGAAGAGTACCGAAGCCGACCTGCTGCAGCCTGACGCCGAGTATGAGTTCCAGGCCGGTGTGGGCGGCCGCACCGAGCTGGATGCCGATGCGGAGACGGCAAGGCCCTTTACGTCTATATGTACGAAAAGAAGATCCGGGAGGAGGACGACATCGACCCCCTCACCGGTGAGGTTCGTATGGAGGAGGTTCTGGGCAAGGATGGACAGCCCATCCGGGAGACCAACGAGGACGGCGTTCCTCTTCGCTCCGCCGACGGCGAGCCGGTCTATAAGATGCGGAAAGCGAAAAAGCGCGTCGTCTCCGTTCACGTGACGAAGGCAACGCGCAGCTGTGTGATTTTCGAGGATGTTGACACCGGGCTGAGCCGTTATCCCATCGCCTGGGGCAACTGGGAAAAGCAAAAGAATCAGTATCACGGCCGCGCGCTGGTCACCGGTATCATCCCCAATCAGATCTTCATCAACTCCATGTTTGCTATGGTCATGCGCCATCTGCAGCTGATGGGCTTCCCCAAGACGGTGTATAACGCGGATCTGATCTCCCAGTGGAGCAACGAGGTTGGTCAGGCAATCGGCGTGCGCGGTCTGCAGCCCGGACAGAGCATCAGCCAGGTGGCCTACAACCTGCAGCCCGCGGATATGAGCAATCAGATCATTCAGGCCATCGACAAGGCGGTTGCCTACACCAAGGATTGTTTGGGTGCCACCGACGCCCAGCTGGGCAACGTGAAGCCGGACAACACCTCTGCTTTGATGGTGCTGCAGTCCAGTGCCGAGGTGCCTTTGGAGAACACCCGAGCAGGACTCTACGAATGGCTGGAGGATATCGGCGCAATCCTGCTGGATATGATCGGAACCTATTACGGAACCCGACCTATGGTGCGTGATCGCGAGTTTGAAGATCTGGTGCTGGGTTCTGACGGCAATCCTGTTCTGGACCCCATAACAGGCCAGATGAAGACCGCAAAGGTTACCCGGAGAGTCCTGGTGGAGTACGACTTCACCAAGTTCAAGAAGCTGTGGTGCAACGTGCGCGTCAATGCCGGTGCCACTACTTACTACTCCGAGATCGCCATGGTTCAGACCCTGGACAACCTGCGGAGAGACGGCACTCTGGAGGTCATCGACTATCTGGAGCGTATTCCCGACAAGCTGGTGCCCCGGAAGGCAGAACTTATCCGGGAGCTCAGACGCCGCATGGCAACCAACGAGAGCAACCCTGCTGCCGCGGCTTACGGCGCTTCTCCCGGCGGCGGCCCCGCCCCCGGATCTGTTGCGATGGGCGGCGGCGGTGCAAAGGACCCCACTGTCGGAGGCCCTTTGTCAGACGATAAAGCTCTGGCCAATCTGCCGGTGACTATGCAGAGCCGGTTCGCCAACCTGCCTACCTCCGCGCAGAACAGCTTAAAAAAGCTGGGTTCTCTGACCGGAGGCTAAGAGAGGAGCGAATGCTATGACTTACAAGTGGGCGCGAGACTTCGCGCTGGAACTAATCAATCAATACAGCATTGCCGGGCAGGAAATCCCGACCGGCTACAACAACCAGGCGGACTATCTGAAGCGCATTCCCAAGCTGCTGGACGACGCGCAGATGTACGTAGCCACAACAGCTGGAAAGATTCGGACCATCACCGCCCTGCGCAGCCTTCCCCGACGGGAACTGGGGGCGTGGTGGCTGTACCAGCTGCCACAGGATTGCTGGCAGGTGTGCAGCGGCGGTCTGGTGCGGTACGACGGCCCCGTCCTCCAGCGGTATCACAAATACCGTACCGTGGGAGACAATGGCATTGCCGTGCCAAAGGAGTTGGACGGAGAGCTGGTGCTGGAGTATTACCGGTATCCGCTGATGGTTGGGGATAGCCCCAAAGACGACGCGGAGCTGGACAACACCCGGGAGGCGCAGATGGTGCTGCCTTATTATGTGGCGGCTCACCTGGTGATGCAGGACAACTCCTTCGCCTACGCCTCCCTGTACAACGAATTTGAGGCCAAGTTGGCGCGGCTGGCAGAGCAGCTCCAGACGGAGCTGACGGTGGTGGAGGACGCGTACAGCGCCGCAGAACTGCTGTACAACGAGTGAGGTGACAGGTATGAGAGTGAGCCTTTCCAACATGCCGTCCCCTCCCAGCGAACACGTGCTGGACTTTCCGAGACTGGACGGAGGCCTGAACACGTGGGAGCTGGACTATCGGCTGAAGGCCAACGAGAGCCCGGACATGGTGAACCTGTGGTGGAAGGAGGGCGCCATCTGCTCCCGCAACGGGCAGGTGTTTGCCTCTGCTGAGGAGCTGGGCACCGGCTGGTCCGCCTATGAAGCCCTGTTCTGGGAGCACGGTTTCTTCCACATCGGGGACAGGCTGTACCACGCAAGGCTGGATGACCCGGATGTCAGCGCGGACGAGGTGCGGCTGACTGAGCTGCTGTCCGGTGTGCCGGAGAACCGGGGCACCTGGTTCCGGTATGGGGACGACCTGTTCTACAAGAACCGGGGCGGCTATTTCAGAATCAAATACAGGGAGGGCGTGTTCACCGCGGGAGCGGTAGAGGCCTATTCTCCCATCATTCAGATCAACACGGAGCCCACCACGGCGGCGGGTGACACCTATCAGCCGGAGAACCGGATCAGCCCTCAGAAAACCGTATGGTATACCACGGTGGAGGGCGTGACCGAGTACCACCTGCCGGTACAGGAGGTGGACAGCGTGGACCGGGTGGAGGTGGACGGTACCCGATGGTGGCTGACGGGTGACCCGGAGGCGCCGGATGGAGCGAAGTTTTATTCGGTTGCTCTGGACGCGGGGACTGTGACCTTCGAGACCGAGCCCACCCACCACGATCCTGTGGTGGCCAACACGGTGAAGATCACCTACACCAAGGCCAACGAGGGGGCCATGAGCTCCATTATGGACTGCCCCTATGCTGTGGTGTACGGCGGAAACCGGGATATCTGCGTGGTGATGGGCGGGTGCGAGGCCCAGCCCAACGCCTACTTCTGGTGCGGCAGCCACACCATCATGGACCCGGGCTACTTCCCTATGGAGCAGTACAACTTTGCCGGAGATACGGAGGAGAAGATCACCGGCTTCGGCAAGCAGCAGAATATGCTGGTGATCTTCAAGGAAAAGAGCATCGGCAGAGCGGCCATGGGCACCACTGAGATGGGCTCCGGCCGTGTGCTGATCACCATGGACTACACCGCCATCAACAGCCGCATCGGCTGCGATCTGCCCTGGTCTATCCAGCTGGTGGAGAACAATCTGGTGTTCTGCAATTCGGACCGGGGCGTCCACATCCTGAAGGACAGCTCCTCCGCCTATGAGAACAACATCGCAAGCATCAGCCGAAAGGTAGACAACGGAATGCTCCCCGCGGTGCGAAAGGCGGAAACCGTGACCAGCTATGACGACGGAGATCTGTACTGGCTGGTAGCGGACGGAGAGGTATATGCGTGGGACTACAGTCTCAGCGCATACAAAGACCCGGCATGGTTCTATTTCACCAACGTGCACGCTGTGGCATTTCTCACGGCGGTGGACACCCCGTACCATCTGGACGGGAAGGGGAGAGTCACCATCATGAGACGCTCTTTTACCGACTACGACGGCCCCATTCTGAAGCGGTACCGATTCGCCACCCAGTACATGGGCAGCTATGACCGGCTGAAGGATGTGCTCAGCTGCATCTTCGTGGTGCGCGGCGACGCGGACACGGAGATCGGCATTACCTATGAGACAGACTACGAAAAGCGGCGCGACCTGACGCCCATCAAATCCATGACGTGGAGATTGGTGCCGCGGAATCTGAGCTACCGCTACATCGGGTTCCGGCGCTTCGCCACGGTGGCGCGGAGGAAACCGGGATGCCGCCACGTGAGGCACTTCGCCATGTGGCTGGAAAATAACGAGGCGGGTATGGACATGGCGGTTATCTCCGCTCAGGTCTTTTACCGCTACCAAGGGAGAGATCGCTAATGGCATTTACAAGACTGGAGTTTGAAAAGCTCTGGACGCGGGACACCGATTTTCCCACCTATCAAGACAGCGAAAAACAGGTGCGGGAGGATATGCAGTACCACCCGGACGCCATCAAGGCGTTTCTGAACGACGTGCTGCTGGCCGCGCTGGAAGACCCCTCTGCGTCTCAGTATCTGGGCGCGTCTGTCACAGGAGTGAGCGGCAAGCTGCAGGACGTGCTGGACGCCTATCTGGCGCGCTTTTCCAAGCTGGACGAGGCAGTAGTCGACCTGGCGGCGGGAGACGCTCCTGAGGCCGTGAAAGCGGCTGTGGCGGCCTTCTCCAACGCGGGTTGGGTGGAGAATGCAGGAGGGCTCTACGAGCTGCGCCTGACCAAGAGTATGCATAAGAGGCAGGGGGGAGGCTTCGGCTACCACCTGCAGAGCAATCTGGACGGTGTGTACCAGGGCGGAACGTGGGAGACGGCGGGCACTGCGGTGGCCTATGACGCTGAAACCGGCGACATGGTGCTGACGGCGGAGCAGCCCTATTCCGGCCGCATCACATTCTTCGGAGTATGAGGTGACCTATGAAAAGAATTTACGCAGTGACGGATACCCCCATCTTTCTGGGGTACACCGGGGAAGGGAACGGCAAAGAGATCGCCTTCGACGTGGGTGAGTGGAAGAGCCTGCCCGTAGACGGCGTGATCCAGCTGATGGCCACCCGCCCCGGAGAGGATAAAAAATACCCCGTCCACCTGACAGAGGACGGGAACTACGTTGTGTGGACGGTGGGAGAGGCGGACACTGCTCTTGCCGGGCAGACGGGAGAGTGCGAGTTGTCTTTTGTAGGTGACGGGAACACCGTTATCAAGCAGGAGCGCTGGGCCACCTACGTCTACGAGGCTATGTGCGCCGAAGACAGCGACCCTCCCGCCCCGGAGAGGACCTGGCTGGATGAGTTCCGCCGGCAGGTAGCCGTCTCCGAGGACGTGGCAAAGCGTGCAGCCCAGAGCGCCGTGGAGGCCAATATGGCGGTCAGCCAAGCGGGCATCCGCGCCGGAAACGCCGCCAGGAGTGAGCAGGAGGCCAAACAGGCAGAGGGAGAAGCCAGACGCCTTGCAGGAGCGGCGGGAGAAGAAGCGGCCAAGAGCGCCAAAGCAAAGGACGATGCCGAGGCCGCGCTGGAGCAGGTGCAGGAGCTGGCCACTCAAGCGGGGCAGTCCGCGGAGGCCGCGGGAAAGAGCGCTTCCGACGCCGACGCCGCAGCAGATAGAGCGGAGGCCGCCGCGCTGAATCCTCCCAAGCTAAGCTCTGCCAACACGTGGATGGTGTGGAATCCAAATACCGGTGTGTATGAGGATACGGGCATTTCCGGCGTCGGGCCTGCCGGCTCTGCCGGTGCTCCGGGCAAAGACGGTGCTCCGGGCAAAGACGGTGCCCCCGGAAAGGACGGCACAAACGGCAAAGACGGTGCGGATGGTAAGGACGGATACAGCCCCACGGTGAGCACAGAGGCCGTAGACGGCGGAGCCAAGGTCACGGTCACTGATGTAAACGGGGAGCGCAGCTTCTGGATTTACGACGGCAAGGACGGCCGGAATGGCGAGGATGGCGAGAACGGCACAAATGGTGTGACCTTTACTCCCTACGTCAGCCCTTCCGGCGTATTGTCCTGGCGGAATGACGGCGGGCTGGATAACCCCGAGGCCGTCACCCTCGCCGGGGCGGATAAAGTGGAGGGCCCCATCTGGTATATGGACATGAGCGGCGAGGCGGCCAGCGGCGAAATGGTTCTGCTGAGTAACCTGCGCTGCGGCACCACCGTTCCGTCCCTGACCACCGTTCACCCGGGAGACCCTGTGGTATCCACGGTGGATGGGTACCTTCTCTATGTGGGCAGCGTGCAGGAGGGCTCTGACCTGCTTGGCACCGACGAGCCGGTGGCGCTGTTGGGCGCTGCGGCCGGACACATCGGCGACATGCCCGGCTTCCGCACCGTGACCGTCGGCAACACCGCCTCTAAGGCGGACTTCCGGTGCGACGGCGTGGACGACCAGGTACAGATCATCGCGGCACTGGAATCCCTCAGCGAGGAAGGCGGCATCGTCAAGTTTATCTCCGGCGGGGCCTATAACCTGACCGATTCCATCACACCCAAGAATACAGCGGGGAATAACAAGCACTTCAAAAATGTGGTTATTTGCGCCTCTGCCGGGTACAACGTGAATCTGGTGCGCGGGTACGCTTCGCCCAGCGGCATTTGGGCCAGTATGCTGAACCTGCTGGATGTGGACAATCTCACGGTGCGGTGGATCACATTCACCAGCGACCGTGAGACCTACAACACCATGGACCCCACTGCCATTGACTATGAGAGCGTTGTGGAATCCTTGACTGTGGAGGACTGTATATTCACCGGTCACGTGTATGCCATCAATGGTCAGAGCTCCAGCAACTACTGCAAACTGACGGTGAGAAACTGCCGCTTTGAGAACAACGCCACCGCCATCGAGATGTACTACGGCGAGGTGAGTGGCTGCCGGTTTGAGGACAACGACACCGCAATCTGGATCGGGAACGCGGCAAGGAGCAATGCTGTGATCCGGGGAAACGTGCTGGGGGACAACGGCGTTGGCATCTACAACTACGGAAAGAACGCGGTCATTACCGGAAATACCATCTGGAGGGGAACCGGCACAGCGGCGAACTTTGCGGCCGATCAACACACCATCCAGCTGGCGGCGCACAGCCTCAACGCGCTGGTGGCCGACAACCGGCTGATGGGCAAAGACGTGGCCCCCTCTACCGCTTTGACAGGAAATACCGTCATCGGCAACACGGTGACCACATAAGAAGGAGGAGCAACTATGGCTTATAAAATCATTCGCACTCAGACCAACGACAAGCAGACGGGAGTGGAGATCACCGCGGTGCTGGACAGTGCCGCCGATCTGGCCGCCCTGGGAACTGGATGGGCCCCCGGCTCCATGGCCGTGGTGGCTGACGCTGGTTTGCCTGTATACGTGATGAACGCCAGCAGACAGTGGAAGGAGACCTGAGTATGGGACTGGATATTGAATCTTTGATTGTGGCAAGAGCTGTCGGCGGTGGCAGCGGTGGCTCCGGCGGTGGCGGCGCATCCGTCCAATCTGACTGGAACCAGAACGATGCTACCAAGATGGACTATATCAAGAATAGGCCGTTTTATGACGAAACCAAAACCGGCGAAATCGTAATTGACCAAAGCGGGTTTGATGGGACGACGGTTTTTCTCGGCGCAGAGAGCCTTGGAACAATGGGGCGGGTTTCTCCTGTTATGCCGACCGAGGAAGAGCTTTTAACTGGGCAAGTTACCGTCAACGTCAGCGGGCAGAACCAATCGTTTTCCGTTACAAAGGACGGTTCTTCCGAAGTCAATCTGCGGTGGTCTGCAGATGGGAAGGCGTTGGTTTGCTTGAGCGGGTTCGTCCCGTTTGTAGCTGTGGTGCTTGACATTGGCGACATTGTGTTTGATACCAGTCTTGATCCTATCACATTTAGCAAAACAGGTGTGTACTTCAACACAGCAACCGTAGATGGCGACACGTTTACCACTGCTGAACTGACCTACACCGGCACAGTCACTACCGTCAAAACCATCGACCTCAAGTATGTTGAGGCGTTTGAGGATTCTGGCAAGGAGGGTAAGGGGCAGCTCCTCTTCGAGGCTGAGACGACAGATAGTGGCTCTCCGCAAACATTTGAAACTTCCGCAACCGATCTTGTTCTCGGAGAAAGATACATTGTTGTCTGGGATGGAGTGGAATATGACCTAGAGTGCGGCGAGGTGACGGCAGAAGGGGCTAGCGGCACAGCACCCGGATTGGGCAGCCTTACCATGCTGTCGGACAGTGCCACGCCCTACCCGTTTCTAATTATGATTGCTGAAGGACAAGCGAATGTGTTCATCGTGGATAGCACGGTAAGTCACACTGTTGCTGTTTATACCTCGGGCGGAACGCAATATCTGATCAATCCGAAGTACCTCAAACCCTTTT